TGCAAGGTGGATCAAAGCACAAGAAGGGATCAAACTCGGAATCATCAACATCGAAGAAGAACAAGAAGCTGTTCGACAATCTCCTCTCTGACATTTATGACGAAGAGGATATTGACGGGATTCATATTGGGAGGGTGGCGAAGAAGTTGGGGGACGGGCGGATGGAGGTAGAGTATTTCGAGAAGGGGCGTCTTGAGATTGTCAAGGCGCCAATGAAGGGGTCGATTCGGGGAAGAGGCAAGAAGGATGCGTGGGTAGATGTGGGATCGTTCGTGATCTTGAATGAGACCGGAGTGGTGGGAACGATGGCATACGAGATCGTGATGCCTCTGAACCCCTTGCAGGTGAATAAACTCCGGAAGGAAGGACAGATCGACGAACACTTCTTCGAGAAGCAGACGACGGGTGAAGACATCGAGTTTGAGACTGCTGGCGACGAGGCCGAGGCACCTGCCGAAATCAATGTGGACACGATATAATAGGAAGGAATGGATCATCTCCGTCCACACCCCACCGAAGTATCTGAAAACAAAAATATAGCGAAGAAGTTCGAATTGCGCAAGTCGGAGGCTTACCATTACGCTTTCAACCCCCGTAATTACTGCGACATCGAATTTTTCAACTATGATAACAAACCGGCAGAGGTATACGCTGGGCTTCGGTATGCGTTGAGGTACGCCGTGAAGCCCATAATTTTTTTCACAGGATATGATGTGGGTCCGAATGATGTATTAGGAGCATTTGTTCGCCACGTCGTGTGTTCCCTCGCAGTTCATGAGGGCGATCATATTAATGTTTACTTTTTCGATATGCGGAATCTCCGTGATATTTCTCCGAGCATGCAGAAGGATATGGAAAAGGAGTTCAGCAAACACGCTGGACGGACTGTCCATATAGTGAACTCTGCATGTGTAGACCGTTCCAAATGCGTATACTTGCAGCGCTTCAAGGGAGACACCGAATTCGGATGGTGTATAGGCTGGGCTTTGTTGTTCTTGGATTATCTAACCAAGCACCCCGGCATTCTCCGACAGTCTAGTAAAGACAAAAAGAAGACGATTGCGAATCTGTATACCGACCTGGATAACCGTCTATCGGAGAAACGGTCTAATCATTTCATTGAGGCATATTACATTCAGTTAATGGGTCTTTGAGTTTGGGGGCGACAACACGGGGATTTTGTTCAGTCAATGCACGTTGATGTTCCGCACGGTAATCGTAGGAACATGAATGGGCGGTATCGGGTTTGTGGAGGGAGCAGTAGACGTTGCCACACCGGCACTTCATGGCAGAGTAAGCCTTACGTTTACAGTCGTCGTGTTTACAGCGTTCCATCTGAAATGCCCTATATTTCTTTCGCAGAAAGAGTATCCGTTTTAGATAATGTCTGGTGCCGAGGGACAGCGTGTTCTTCCTCCGTATGCTCCTGACCCGGCTCCAGCCCCAGCTCCAGCTCCAGCTCCAGCTCCAGCTCCCGAACCTCCGCACATTGACTTCGAGGTTATGAAAGTCCAGTTTAACAACCAGAAAGTGTACGATTTCGAGGAAGTAGGAGAGGTCCCCATGCTCTCGCTTCTATCGAAATCTGGGTCTATCATTTTCAAGACCAAGGAGTCGTATTTCACCCTGCCGTTGGATACTGTCATAGAGGCAATGGAGGACGGATCGCAGATTCGGCATAAGTGCAAGAAGGAACTGGAAGGAGCACCTTACGAGAAAGATGTGGATATGGAGCGGAGATACTACTACATCCAGGGACCTGGCAACTTCATGGTATCGTTCGACGAGTTAAGATCTGGTCTTCTACAGCAGTATAAGATTTTTGACCTGGAAGAGACGGAGGAAGAGTTAGAGAATGTCGCTTCTGCCCAGAACGTGCAGAGAACTCCAGGAATGAACCGGTATGGAAACCCTATAAATATTGTAAGTGCAGATCATTGTCAGAAGGGAACGAAGCAGAAGGTGTTCAAACTGACCCCTGTGATCTTGACGGAAGAAGCCCAGGCACCTGCTCCTGCTCCTTCTTCGGGGGAAAAGAGGCGTCGGGTGGCGGAGGAGGCGGAGTCGCAGGCGGCAGATATTCTGCGTGGAATGCGGACAGGAGCAAGACGGCGGACGTGGAAGCGTAAGGCTGGTCGTAAGGGGCGGAAGACGATGAAAAGTCGCAAGTAAGTATAATGACCCAGGAACAAGATTTGGCAATCCTGTATCTCAACGCTCTGGGAACGAAAGAAGCGGAGGAGTATGGAACACCGCTCGCCGACCTTTATGTCCGTATGATGCACGGGGATTATGTCTTTAAGTCTGATCAAGCTAAAAGAGTAGCCGGCCATGCGTTTGAAGAGCGGGAGAAAGCCAAAGTGCGTGGTCTAAAGAAGACGGTTATGTCGGAACTAAGAGCGATTCCTGGAGGACCCGACGCCTCTGCGGCGATAGCGAGGCTTACAGGAGTGCCCCCTGGCGGACGACGGACGGCAATCCGGAAGAGGAAGGCCCGTAAGACCCGTAAGACAAGGAAAAGTCGCAAGTAAGTATAAGATGTCAGGTCCACCAGGAGACTTCCCTGCCGATAAACTTGGTCAAAAGCTCCTGCGAGCGACGTTTGATAATGATATTCCTGGTGTTCTCGAAGTGCTGAACGAAGGTGCGGATGTAAATTATAGAGGAATGTTTGGAGAGACCGCACTGATGATAACTGCATTGGAGAATCCGACGTTAGATATGATTAGGCTACTTCTGGAGAAGGGAGCAGACAAAACAATCAAGTCTAGTCCCGATGGTGAATTTGAAGGGAAGACCGCAGTGGAACTTGCTAGGGATTACTTAACAAGGTATCCCGACTACGCCGATGGACCAGAAATCATTCGTCTTTTATCCGATCCAGTAGCTCCACCGGGAGGAGAACCGGCAGGTGGAGCGAAGAAGAAGAACAAGAAGAAGGGCGGTCGGCGGTTCACACGGAAGCAGTGCAAGAAGTTCACGTGTGCGAAGATGGGGTTCACGCAGAAGGCATCGTGCCGTCCGTACAAGAACTGTTACCGCCAAACGAAAGAGAAGAAGACCAGGAAAACTCGCAAGTAGGTATAATGTCCGATGCACTTGGAGATAGTCTAATACATGCAGTGAGTAGTGGAGATAATGAATGGGCTCGTCAGATTCTGGCGAGTAGACCAAATATCAACTACAATTATCGAGGATATACTCCTTTGGATGTAGCAGTGGATACTGGAAACTTGTATCTTGTGATTCTACTTCGGAGCAGGGGAGCAGACAAGATGATGCCGATTAGGAATCCAGAACTGTTTAACGGATCAAAGAACGCAGTGGAACATGCGGTTAGAATGGCTGAGATGTACTCTGAAAACGACGAAGTCTTAGCTATCGCCTTTTTCCTATCCGAGCCCGGGACATTGAACGGTGTAAAATTTGAGAAAAAACTCGCTGCCCTTGCGAAAGATCCGTCGTATCATTTTACGTCTGAAAACGCCAAATTAATTGCCCATGGTATTACGGAGCGGCGGGACTTTATAGACAGTATTCTCCGTAAGACTGAAGAGCGGGAGAAAGCCAAAGTACGTGGTCTGAAGGGGAAAGTCATGTCGGAACTGCGTGCTATTCCTGGAGGACCCGATTACGAAGCCGCAAAAGCGAGGTTTCAAGGCAGGGGTCGTCGTTATCGTTCGCTGCGTAAGAACAGGAAGAGGGTGAGGAAGACAAAAAAACGCAGGTATGTACAAACAATGTTCTCTACTTCGCTTACGAAGGCAAGAGCGTCGTATCAAAAGGAACTGCAGGCCCGTGCTAAGATGCCAGATTATCCATTTGAAGACCCGGAAGATAAAGAACATGCTCTTGAGGCCATGCGTCGTCAGGATGTTTTGGACGCTGTTGTTCCTGCTGCTCAAAAACGGAGTAACGTTCTCGAGAAGCGTGATTTAGTGCGTGTCCTGCAGGGACGCTACGAAGGCCAAGTGGTGCCTCATGAAATTGCTGATAAGATTGCGTCAATGGCGACAGGGGTTGAAGCGACGAGAAAGAAAGCTGGACGTCGTTATCGGTCAACGCGAGGACGGCGAGTACATAAGAAACGGGGCACCCACAAACGCCACGGCCGCAAGTAAGGCCACCACATCTACGGTCCGCACGATCTTCTGCCATTTCAGGGGAAGGTCATCTACGCCCTTCTGGTATTCGGCGGGCTTGAAGGGGGCGGAGATCCAGCCGAGGAAGGTGGGTCGGAGGTGATCATTGCAGTCGTACCACACATCGTACCATGCCAGTAGAATATATCCCGCAAAAGCGAGAAGTATTGTGACGGCCCGCTTGAATGCGATATCGTAGGGGGACTTGAGGGGAGCCCAGGGGGGCATCCAGTAGATGGCGATGAGAAGTCCGGAGAACGCCAAGCATTTTGGATTGAGAGCCAAGGGGGTTCCAAACAGTCCGCCTCCCATTCTATGCTATTATCTTGTGTTGGGTAGGAATAAATGTCCGGAGGTCGCTCTACATTCTTTGGACTCCCCGATAATGCAAACGGTGGTCGGGCGGGTGCCGCCGACCAGTCTGATCTCCTGAAGGCTATTAAGCTCCAGGCGATCCTGAAGTCCGTGAACTCTGGCTCGAAGAACGTCAACACCCGTCTACACACGGAGTCGGCAATTCAGCGTGCTTCCTACAACCCGAATCAGCAGGCGATCCAGCGCTCTATATTTTATAGGCCAGTATAAGCAATAGTAGGATGGCTTCTGCGTCGGAAGAAATCAAGAAGCAGGTAGAGGTCCAAGCAAAAGCTCTTCCACCTGCATCCTTGGCAACGCTAAAACAACTGAGACAGGAGAACTGTGGTCAAACGTCCCGAGATTTTCATTTGCAGTCGTTCCAGGTCTTTGTTCGTCGTATGTTGTCCCCTGACAGTCCTACCCGCAACATGCTTCTGGTCCACGGCACGGGAGTGGGGAAGACGTGCACATCTATCCAGGTGGCGGAAGAATACATCTTAAGGCCCGAGTTCCAGGACAAGAAGGTCTTGGTTCTAGCCACATCGGCAGTGGAAGAAACGTTCCGGTCGCAGATCTTTGATGTGAATCGGGTAGAGCAGGATCCGTCTGGACTTCTGAGGTCGCAGCAGTGCACGGGTCGGCGATACCTGGATATGCTGGAACGTGCGAGATCCGAAGAGTTGAGGTGGGAGAATCCCGAGAACCGTGAGCGACTCAACACCATCGTCCAGAAAATGATCAATGATTTCTATGAGTTCTCGGGGTATATCCAGTTCTACAATCTGGTGGAGAATAAGCGCATTAAACTGTCCAAGCCCGATTTTGAGGCGTGGATTCATGAGAATTTTGACGGTCGGCTCCTCATTCTGGACGAGGCGCACAAGATGGGAGAGAGCAATTCGGAAGATGCGAAGCGGACATCGGAAAGCATTCAGCGGATAGTGAAGGTTGCGGAAGGAATGACCCTGGTGCTCTTGACGGCGACTCCGATGTACGATTCGTTTCAGGAAATCATATTGTTTTTCAACTTGTTTCTGTGGAACGATAAGCGGCAGAAGCCAGAGGATAAATTGAACCCCGCCACTTTCTTCAAGGCTGACGGAACGTTCAAGAATGCGGAAGCGGAATCTCGGTTCCGAGGATGGTGCCATGAATACGTATCATTCATTCGTGGCGAGAATCCGTTCACGTTCCCGTTCCGTCTACCTCCGCCTACCCCCATGATTGGACTGCTGGACCGCAAGACGGATTTCAAGGGAAAGAAGATCGCCGAGCCCCGGAATTACCTGCCTCTGGTTGTGTCGTATGCGGAAGGTGTCCAGAAAGAGCGGGTCAAGCTCGTGCAAGGAAAGATCCAGGAAGATGTAGTCCCCACCATCGTCGTATCACCCGACGGACGATCCATCGTGAAATGTTTCGAGAAGGCTACGAACAGTGCGAGGTTTCAGTATCGGTATGCCAAAGACGTACCTGCGTTCTTGAGCCCTTCGCAGGTTGGTGCTCACGCCGCCAAGTTTTCCACCGTTATCAAATGCATCCAGGAATCGACGGGGATTGTCTTCGTATACTCCAACTATGTCCGTGGTGGAGCGCTCCAGTTCGCCATGTGTCTGGAAGAGCACGGGTTTGACCCGGCGATCGGAACCAGACTGCTGGAAAATCCGTCGGGAGAGTATACTGGTTCGTCGAAAGGCAAGTATGCGTTCTTGACATCGGATATGACGGACAAACAGATAGCGGTTCTGATTCGGCGGTTGCGCAAGCCCGAGAATTCTACGGGTCAGGATATTCGGGTGATTGTGGGATCCTATATCATTTCGGAGGGTGTGGATTTCAAGAATGTCCGGCAGGTGCATATCCTGGACCCGTGGTTCAATATGAGCCGAATGGAACAGATTATTGGGCGTGGTCTGCGCACGTGCTCGCATGCTTCCCTGCCGTTCGAGGAGCAGAATTGTACAGTGTATCTCCATACTCTGCGATATGCTGATTCGACGCAGGAGACGTATGATGAGTATATCTACCGAGTGTTCGTGGAAAACAAGGCGAAGGCGATTGCGAAGGTGAAGCATATCCTAGCCGAGTCGTCGGTGGACTGCACGACACAGATCTCTACCAATCAACTCCCGGACGCATGGCGGTCCCTGATTATTCCGCAAAGGAGGGCACAGGACCGGGAGATGATAGAAATGCCTTTGTCGGCTCTGTCGGCTCCCACGTTTCAAGACGGAGTTGTGTCGCTGGTATGTGCGGTAGGAGCATCGGCGCCCACGGATGACTCTTATACTCGCCCACTGAGTTCGTATCTTGATATCCGTGACGAGGTGTTCGACGAGATTATCCGGCTGTTCAAAGAGAAACCGTTGTGGAAGCGTGACGATCTTCTGCAGAAACTGACGTATGCTCCTTCGGTCGTAACGTATATCCTGGAAAGTGCGGTCCAAGAACACCTGAAACTGAAAGACAGGTCGGGGCGGGTGGGCACACTGGAAAACAGGGATGGAGTGTATTCGTTCCTGCCGCAGGGTGAAAGCAACGCAACAATGTTTGAGCGGTCGGTGGCGGATCCTGGGAGTATTCCGATACCAGTAGAGGTGCCAGAAGATGCTCCGGAACCCGAACTGGCAGCTCCTGTGATCAAGAGTATTGCCGAGCTGCGTGCTTCATTCAAAGAGTCTTCGTTGTTCACACCGTTTCGACCCGAAGTGGTGGAATGGTTCCTGGTGGACCAGGTGATGAAGCCGGAGGATAAGCAGGCACTGATCTTGTCTCGACCGACTCCGACGCCGAAGTATGCGGAAGGACTGGAGTTGCCGGGAATAGGGTTTGTGATGGGTCACGAAAAGGTGGTGGATGCGGAAGGAAAGGCGGTAGATCTCACGGGAACAGATCGGGATGCGTACAATCTATGGGCGACGACGCATATGGACCGTATTTCCAGCCAAATCAAGGATGGCAGGATTCTGTGCACGTGCGAAGACCAGGTGTTCAAGATAGCGGCGTTCGAGGTTGTGGATGGACATATCCAGCGAGTGAAGCGGACCAAGACGGTAAAACCGAGGGCATGTACATCCTTCGATACCAAACCAGATCTGGAAACGTTGGTGAAAGATGCGGGAATGGTCTTTCATTCGGATGCCAAGGTGAAGAAGCCGCAGTGTATGTTCATCAGCATGGTGGTGCGGTCGGGAAGCGATAAATTCGTATGGGTTCTTCCGGAAATATGGTCAGTTATTTCGGGACCGACGTATGCGGCGACTCTAAGGAGTAAAATCGTGTAAAACAGATCGGATGCTTAATACAACATGTCTGTAGGAAAGATGAATATGTTCGAGCGAAGGGAGTTAACTCGCACCCTGAACATCCCGTCAAAGCATCTGCAGCGGAACATCCAGTCGTCGCTTCTGTCGCAGTTGAAGGGACAGATTGAGGGTCGGTGTGGGATCGAGGGGTATGTCCAGCCCAAGACGAGCGTGATCCTAGACTATTCTCTGGGGATGATGAATATCTTGCGATCGGGTGCAACCTACGAGGTCCGTTTCCAGGCGGATATCTGCTACCCCCGCAAGGGTCAGTTGCTGCGGGTCCCGGTAGTGTTCCGGTCCAAGATTGGAGTGCACGCAGAACAGTCGCCGCTCCGTGTCCTCCTGCCCCGAGATCTACATATTGGAAATCCCGAATTCGAAGCGATCCAGGAGAATGACGAGATTGAGTTTGAGGTTCTGGGCGCAGAGTTCAAGCAGAACGATGAACAGATGTTCGTCCTGGGAAAGCTCATTAAGCGTATCCCTGCCGCCGCAGAAGCGAAGCCAGAGGCAGTGATTCCGGTCGTGGAAGACGTTGTTTCCACAGCTCCGTCGACGGAAGGAACCAAGACGGTGACTGTCCAGGAGTCGGCTACACAGCCGGCAAAGGAGCCGGTTCGCCGCAAGAGGAAGCTAGCCCCTGCCAGTTCAAGTTTAGAGGCACCAACCACACTACAACTAAATGTCGGTCTCGGTCTCGGCGGAGAAGCTCCTGCCTCTTCTTGAGAAGCTGGAGCAGAACGAGCACGAACAGATATTCAAGATCATCCGTAAGTATACGAACGAATACACTCGTTCGGATACTGGCGTATACGTATCATCGAAGAACCTTCCTGAGGAATGTCTCCAGGAAATGGACCGGTATATTGCTTTTTGTTTTGACCAGCGGGCACACTTAGAGGCTGGAGACGTAGATAGGAGTAAGTACGAGAAACTCGCAAAAACGGGTAAACCTAGCCGTTTTTGATCTAAGAAACTAACAATGGAGCGGGCACTAGAGAAAACCCGTCAATCGGCAGATATTGCCGAGTTCATCAATATATCGAACACAGATCCACGGGCGGAATTCGAGGCTAAGGTTCTCGCTGGACGAATCCAGACCCGGGATGTCGCCGAGCGCATTCTTGCGGCTATCAAGACCATTGCACCCGAATCAACCGAAGAACAACGTCTTACATGTATCTACCCCCAGGACATTCGTGTCCACGTCCTGGGTGCATCCAATATCCACAAGGTTTGCGTAACAAAATCGTTCAAGAACATTCCACTGGATGTGGAGAGGAAGACAAGGTACTTTGATTCCGTGGATCGTGCGGAGACAAAGACGGCGGCGACCCGTGACGTCCTGGATGTCACCGATTTCCTCTGCCGGTTCTCGCTGAAGACGGAGAAGCATCTGAAAAAGGATTTCGCAGGGGACCCCGACGATCATGCTGCACATGTCCGTGTCCTCCATCGCCAATCGTTCAAGGTTCCTGGCGGTGAGTTCCGTATTGACTTCTCGATGGTCAAGACGAAAGGCTCGGACAAGGAGGGTATTCGGGACGTCTTGAAGAACACGCCACAGTATGAGCTGGAGGTGGAGTACACTCCTCGCAAGGATCCTCGTCCGGCGAAGGAGATTATGCGTGTGCTCTACCGTGTTCTGGAAACGATCCTGGGAGCGTATCAGGAGACCACGCATATCCTGCCGCTCTCGGATCTGCAGAAGTATGCGCAGGAGTTCAAGACGTCGGGCAGTCTGTTCTACAATCCGGTCACGCTGGAGCGCCGGCACATTGTCAAGGACCGCCCCTACAACATTCTCAGCGGTTACACGGTCACCAACAAGGCGGACGGTCAGCGGTGTGGACTGTTTGTGACCCGTGATCGCAGGGTGGTGCGAGCTAACCCGAACGGTCAGGTAGTGTTCACGGGCTTGACGGCAGCGTCGGACGCCCACAACGGGGATTTCCTGGATGGGGAGTATATCCCGCAGAAGAACCTGTTCTGTATCTTCGATGTGTACCACTACAAGGGCAGGGACACCAAGTCGCTGCCGCTGTTCACGACGGACGAGGATATCAAGAAGAATCCGCTGCTATCACGGCTGGGGTGTGCACGGCAGTTTGTGAAGGACACGGCTACCGAGTTTGTAGCGTCGTCAGAGACGACGCTGCGGATCGAGACGAAGCTGTTCTTGGCAGGAGAGGGTCCGGCGATGGAGGATGCGATCAAGACGATTCTGGATACGGAGTTCGAGTATGAGACGGACGGTCTGATCTTCACTCCCCGATCTTCGCCGGTCGCCCCAACTTTGGATACGAGGGGCAAGACTTGGACTCGGGTATACAAGTGGAAGCCGCCGCATCAGAACTCGATTGATTTCCTAGTAAAGTTTGAGGATGCACCCATCTACGATGTGGTGCGGAAGGAGATGGTGAAGAAGGGCACGCTGTATGTCGGTCGCACGCCGGGACTGGATATCCTGTATCCCTGCGAAACGATCACGGGAGAGTACGTGCCCCCAAAACTCCCGCCGGAGTTCATACAGCTGGCGGATTCGGGGACTCGTGTTCCTTCGCCGTTCCAGCCGTCTGCTCCCCGCTTTCCCGACGCCTACGTCATCCACTGCCCGCTGAACGACAAGGGTATACCAGTGGACATTGGCGGGAACAAGGTGGAGGACAATACGATCATTGAGTGCTCATATACGGTGGATACCCGAACGTGGACGGTGATGCGGACACGTTATGATAAGACGTATCTCTACCGGGTCCTGCGGAGGGCGGAGTTTGGAAACGATATCAATGTAGCCGACTCGATCTGGACATCTATTCATGTCCCGATCACGGAAGAGATGCTGAAGATGATCTCGACGAATCCGCCGGATGATACGTTCGAGGACGACATGTATTACCGTGACGACGAGAGTTCCCGTGAACGCAATCAGGTTCGGGCGTTCCACAATCGGGTGAAGGAGGGACAGTATTCGTCGTACGTGGTCCCTGGGAATACGCTACTGGAGTTGGCGGTGGGTCGGGGTGGAGATCTGCACAAGTGGCGGCGCACCAAGCCGTCGAAGGTCCTGGGTCTGGACATCTCGGCGTCCAACATCAATATGCCGAGGCAGGGTGCGTGTGTGCGCTACCTGAACGAGAAGAAGCGGTCGAATGAGTTCCTGCCAAAAGTCTTGTTCGCACAGGCGGATATGACAAAATCGTTCGAGGAGCAGGAGTCCCGGTATCTCAAGATCGTGTTTGGCGACGAGCCAGCTACGACGCCGTATCTTGCGGAATTCAAGGGGATCCAGGAATGGGATCTGGTGGCGTGCCAGTTTGCGATGCATTATGCGTGTGCGTCGGAGGAGATGTTCAAGACGTTCGTGGGAAATCTGAAGCACTGCAAGACCATCTTCTTCGGAACAGTTCTGGACGGGCAGGCGGTGTATTCGCTCCTGATGGGCAAGGAGAGGCATACGTTCCGGTCGAACGGCAAGACGCTGGCGGAGATCACGAAGAAGTATGAGGATGCAGGGGCGTGGAAGGATGAGTTCGGGCAGCAGATCGATGTTCTGCTGGAGTCGACGGTGAAGCCATCGCCGGAGTACCTGGTTCCGTTCGAGAGCGTCAAGCGGATCATGAGCGAGGCGGGACTGGAGCTGATTGATTCGAAATCGTTCAAGGATATTTACTCGACGCAGAACCAGGTGGTTCTGGACAAGGCGGAGCAGGAGTTCAGTTTCCTCTACCGCACATTCGCATTCAAGCGGGTAGAGAAGGCGAAGGAGCCGGAGCCTGAAGCCGAAGCGGAGGTTGAGCCCGAGGTGGAGGAGGAGGAGGAGGAGGAAGCGACGACTGAAAAGAAGGAGCCCGGGGTGGAGGGGGAGAAGAAGGAGGAAGCGACGACTGAAAAGAAGGAGCCTGTGCGCCGCAAGCGGATCGTGAAGGCGAAAGAACCTGCAGCCGCTCTTCCCGAGATCCTGTTCTTCTTCTCCAAGGAGCCAGAGAACAAGGAGTTCTCAAACTTCTACGAGACGGAGTTTGAACTGGATGCAGTGAAATACAAGTCAGCCGAACATGCGTTCGAGGCAGTGAAAGCCAAGACGTTCGGAGACGAAGAGATGTTCGAGAAGATCCTGAAAGCCAAGTCTGCCCAGTCAGCCAAATCGTTCGGCAACAAGGTCAAGGATTTCAAGGAGGACACGTGGAAAGAGAAGCAGGATGAAGTGATGAAGTCGGTGCTGCGTGCCAAGTTCACCCAGAATCTAGAGCTGCGGAAGAAGCTGCTGGATACAGAGGATAAAGTTCTGGCAAATGCGGATTCCCGTGACAAGTATTGGGGTATCGGAACATCAGCGAATACGTCGATGGCAAAGGATCCCAAGAAGTGGAAGGGCGAGAACAAGCTCGGCGTGATGCTGATGGAGCTGCGGACCACCATCCGGGCGGAGTAGGCGGAGTAGGGAAAAACGGATATATTAACAGTCTTTTTCATTTGAGATCATCTGACCACAAATGGAAAAGTATATTTACTCTCAACCTATACCCACTATCAACCCTCTCAACACATCACTGCACCATGCTATCATTCTCAGGGGTAATAAAGTCCTTGCTTCAGCGTTCAACAAGGTAGGATCCCGATCGAGGGGATGGGGGTACTCAGAAAAGACGATTCATGCCGAGATGAATGTCATCAAGAGTCTGGGGGATATGTCATTACTTAGGGGGGCTACGCTCATTGTCGTCAGGCACGGGGTGGACGGAACGCTTAGGTCTTCCAAGCCGTGCAAGAACTGCCACAACTTCCTACAAAAGTGTATGGACGACTACGGTCTTCGCAAGGTTATTTACTCTTAGAAATGCGCTTGTAATACTCCTCATACGACTCCTCTTTCTGAACAGTCCTATTGCTGAGAACAGGGGCAACCCAACGATCTGCCAACTTTTTTCCAACTTCCTTGGTAGCTTGGTCTTCCGTGATTTCTCCACGCTCAATCCGGCGTTTCTGATTGAGCATGTAGAAAAATGTCGCATCCAGCTTGTCGTCTGCGTGCAGCTCAAAAATAGAGGGATAGTTGAAGTGGAGAATCTGGTTCTCCTCTGTCAACTTTTCCATATACTTGGCTTTGTCCGTAGTTTTGAGAGCATTGTGCTTCTTCTTGCTGTCGTCCATATCCCGAACGAGACTCTGGATCTCCGTAGCCGGGTAGTCTTTGTCGTTCATTATTCCTTTTCTATTCTTGTATGTAAATAATACGCATATGCCGACGCAGGATGTTCTAAAAGACGGAACAATTGTTCCGAAGGTAGATGCCCCCGACCACCCTGGTCCGATTGCGCAGGTGGTTCCGGGATCGGCGATTCAGGCTGCAGCCGCTGCTGTCAACGACAAGACGGACACACAGGCTGAAGCTATAAGCGTTCTGGGCGCAAAGGTAGGAGGGCGCAGCCGGCGTCGGCGTATTCGGGCTGCCAATCTCGCACGTGTAATGCGTATGATGCGCATGCGGGGAGGAGCAGAGGTTGAAGTCAAGAATGTCCCGAATATGCCGAGTGCGGGGGGAGTGGATGCGAAAGCAACGTTCGGTAAGATGCTGGAAGTTCAGCATCAGGTAGCAGCAGATGCTCAGTTTGATGGGCTGGGAACTGCTGCCCCGAAACTCTTACCTCCAGCCGGAGGTCGGCGGCGCACGAAAAAGAAGGCGCTAAAACACAAGAAGAATGGCTCTCGGACTAAGCACCGACGTGTACGCAAACATCGGGGGTCTTCTCGCCGCACTCTTCATGTTCGTCGTACTCGCCGGTAGTTACTTCATGTTTGCCCAAAAAATGATGATCCGATCCGACTATTTC